CCCGACTTCCGCTTCGTCGAGCGCACGCGCACGCCGCCGGCGAAGCTGGTGGACATGATGAAGGCCACCTGGGAGGTGAAGAAGCCCGGCGGCAACCTGGCGGGCGAGCAGCACCTGTCGGCGTCGGCGGTGTCTCTGATCTCGGTGGGCTGGGACGCTGACGCGCTCGAGGCGCTGAAGGCCATCAAGATGACCGAGCGCGAGCGCGGTCGCCAGGGCCGCTACATCTGGGTCCGCTCGACCGAGCTGACCGTGAAGATTGCGATGATCGAGGCGATCTCGCGCGACCCGGTGCGCCCGATCATCTCGACCGAGATCGTCGAGATGTCGCGCGCTCTGGTGGCCTGGCTGCTGGGCTACGCGGAGGGCTTCTTCGAGGATCAGGTGAGCGACAACGAGGTCGAAGCCACGCACAAGAAGGTGCTGCAGATTGTGAAGCGCGCCCGCCAGATGACGGGCAACGAGCTGGCGCGGGCGACGCAGTTCTTGAAGAAGCGGGAGCGGGACGAGGTCATGCAGACGCTGCTCGATGCGGGGCAGATCTCGGTGCGGCTGCATCGCACCAGCCCGAAGGGCGCGCCCACGAAGATCTACGAGGCGGCCTGAGCGGGCCGCCTCGCGAGAACTATCACGCTTCGCTTGATGGTTCGGCCCGGCGTTCGCGGCGTTCGATTTCGCGCTGGATGTACCAAGCCGCTTTGCGCAGGTCTTCAACGCCGTGCTTGAGGTCGGCACGCCAGATGTATTTGATCGCGTTGCCCAGCGTGAAAGACATATGCTCGGTGATCTGGATGCACTCGACGCCCGAAGGGTGGGCGCGGTAGTGGCGTGGGGCGTTCACGGGGTCGTGCGTGTCATCGCTCATCGCTCGCTCTCCATCCTGGCCCGCAGCGCGGCGGCGACCAGCGCGCGTGCGAGGCACCCGCTCTCTCGCGCGCCATAGCCGACGCCGGTTGTGTGCTTGACGGGATCGGTATCGACCAGCAGCACCGCGCCGGGCAGCCCATCGGCAACGAGATCGCCCAACGACGCAATCACCCAATCGCTTACCAGCGACACGGCGGCGTCGATGGAGGCGGTGTAGCGGCGCGGATGCGGCTGTATCTGAAACCGGCGCCCCTCCGTTTCGCGGATGCAGCCGTTCTTCAAAACCAACGCGCCGACCTCCGCATCCAACTCTCGATCCGGCCCCGTCGCCTTCTCCACGCGCTCGATCAGCGCGGCGAGTGTGTCACGCGCGCTCATCGCCCGTCCTCCAGCAGCGCGCGGATGGCCCCCACGGCGTCGTCCACCGCAGCGTGCGCCGTGCGCTCTGCGCTCGGGTGCAAGCAGTTCTCCGCAGCCTGCGCCGCCGCCTCGATCCCCTCGCGCCGCGCCGCAGCAGCCCGCTCCATCCAGGCCAGCGCGTCTCTGTGCGCCCGGCTCACTTCGCCCGCGAGACGCTGACACTCTGCCCGCAGCCGCTCGATTTCGTCGGCGGCTTCCACACACATCGGTTCACACCATTCAAGGACTGCGACATTTCGCAGCCGTTTCACGATGTCAGTCGCCATTTGCCAGCCTCCGCGCCATCTCCACTACTTCCATGTCCCGCGCAAAGCGCCGTGCTTCGGCAGGATGTGGCGGCGTCCCGTAGCGAGCGCGTAATTCGTCCTCTAGGTCGCCCGCACACTCCCGCAGCGCCGACCGCAGCCGCTCAATCTCACGCTCGGCCTCCACCACCGCCTTCAGCTTGAAGATCCCCGGCGACACCTCCACCAGAAAGCTCTCGCCGGGGATCCGGCGCCCCGCCCCCCGCTCGACATGCGCGCTGCGCTCCGCAGCCGCGTCGTTCTGCTCCGTCATCTCGCCCCCTCTCCTCTCGCCGTCTGAGCCACCCGAACCCGCTGGCAGCCCACCCAGGCCACCTGCTGACCCGTCATCTCCAGATGCGTGACCCGCACGGTCGCCATCGTCCGGCACTCCTCCTGCGTCGCGTGCCAGGTCGGCACCGGATGCGCCCGCGCATCCATGGCCAGGATGATTGTCAGCGCCCACGCGAAGCCCGGCGTCATGCGCCACCTCCCGGCCCGCGCGCCAGCGCCCGGCGCTCCTCCGCCTCGAGCTCGCGCCGGTAGGCGGAGGCAATGGCCACCGCCACCACCTCCGCCGACTGACCGGGGGGCGACTTCACCCCCCAGTCCGCCGCGATCTGTCGAAGGCGCTCGGGATCCTTCTCCATCAACCGCACGCGCATCACGCCGCCTTGCCCCCCGAAACCTGGATCAGCGGGCACGCCCAAGGCGGCAGCTTCACCTCCAACCACCCGTCTTCGATCGTCCACGGGACGTCCTGTGCGGGCTTCATTTCCTTCAGCTTTACGTCGTCGAGCGGCACCGCGACCGTGCAGCCCTTGTCCTTCCAGGCGAGATGACGCGATGCCTGCCGGCCCGTGCCCTCTGGAGCGAGCTGCAGCCAGACCTTGCCCGCCCGGCGGTCACGCTCGACAACCACCCGCTGCACCGGCTCGCCCCGCTCGTTCTTTCGCAGCCCCAGCCGGTCGCAGACCGATCGGCTCAACGAGACCGCCAAGGCCGGCGTGCAGCGCCCCCCGATCCTGCGCCAGGACACCGTGACCTGATCGCCCCGCCCCGGCCGGCTAAGAACCCGTTCTCGGCTCATTCTTCAGCTCCCTTGCGCGGCGCGGTCGCGGACTTCGCCCGGTAGCGCACGATCTTCACCAGGCCGAGGGCGTCGAGGATCGACTGTCCCGGCTCCCGGCGGCTGTGCAGCACGTCGCAGACGTAGGCGGCGGAGAGGCCGTGGGCCTCGCAGAACGCCTTCTGGCTGCCCGCCTTCTTGCAGGCCGCCGTGAGGCGCCTGCAGACGTCGATGGCGTCGAGGTAGAGGTCGGCCATCAGAAGGCGACCGCCAGCAGGATGGAGCCTGCGAGCAGCGTCCCGCAGAAGGACGCGCCCATGATCGCGATCATCGCCACCAGGAACTGGCCGAGATCGCCACGCCAGAAATTCGTCACGTTGGGTATCTCCTCACTTGGTTGTTGTCGGATTGGAAACCTGCATGCCAGCCGATCGCAAGTCTGTCGCCTGGCGAAAGCGCTCCCGCGCCACGGCCAGCCGCAGCCTGGGGCCTTCGGCGCCTTCGGTGATGGGCACCGCCAGCAGCGCGTCGACCGCCTCGAGCAGCCGCGCCAGGCCGGGCCGCAGCTCGATCGGTTGGGCCGTTTCTTCAAGGGGCTGCATCAGGATGGCTTCCGCACGATCAGGAAGGGGTGCTCGCCCTTGCGCGCCTCTTCCCAGGAGGCTCTGGCGTCTGCGGGGCTGTCGTCGACCCCCAGCGTCAGGAGCTCCAGCGCTCTCTCGGGCCGGCCGGCACGCAGGGCCTCGATGGCCTTCTCCGCCGCCAGCAGTAGGCCGTGGCCTCCAAGCGCCGCCAGCCCCTCGCGATCGCCGGCCTTCGCGCGGTCAAGCAGCTCCTCGACGAGATCCCGCGTGGACAGCTGCTCGAGCACGTCCCCGATGTCGACTTCTGCCGTCACGGTCAGCATGTCAGCGCCCTCCCAGCATCGCGGCCCAGGCGACCAGCGCCAGGGCGGCCCCCCACACCACCGCCGGCCCCGCCACCGCGCCTAGCGCGAACGCAACCAGCACCTTCTTCGTGTCGCTCATCGCGCGGTCTCCTTCTTCGCCATCGCGTGGCGCGCGGCCCGCAGCAGAGCCTCCGCCGCCAGCAAGGCCACCTCTGGCGTGATGTCCACGCACACATCGTCGACCGAGTCCTCGGCCCAAAACTCCAGATGCACCATGCCGTCCTGATCGACGGCCAGCGCGTGAGACAGCTTCTTGGTCATCTCAGCCTCCCTTCTTCTTCGCGTCAGAACGGCGCGCGACCCAGTCCGGCAGCATCAGCAGCATCTCACCGCCGAAGGCCTGAAATTCGACCTCTGTCTGCCCCTGCCGGCCGCCAAGGTTGTCGTGCCAGCGCAGGACCGAGAAGTTGATCTTCGTGCAGCCCGTGCCGTCCTTGCTGCTGCCATGCTGGGACAGCGCGTATGCGCGATCCGTCCCCGGCTTCGCGACGACGATCTTCAAAAGACCAACCTCCCGGCCGGTGCCCTCGAGCAACGTCAGGCGATCGCGCCCGATCTCCCAGCCCAGCCGGGACAGCACGTTCGCTCCGAAACGCAGCGCGAGAGAGTAGCGCCCCCCCTGCTCCGAAACAGTGGTCGCGCTTGCGACCACGTTGTCAGGGGTGCCTTCGCTCAGGCCCCGGTTGCGGGGGCCTCCAACTTGCTCAAACGGCATCTCAGGCTTCCTTCTGCTGGCGGGTGAGGCCGACGGCGCGGGCCATCGCCTCGGAATGCAGGCGACGGGCGCGGCGCACGACCGCGAGCGCGTCGGCGACATCGCGCTCGACCGTCGAGCCCGCGTAGCCCTTCCGGATCGCGTCCATGTTGCGGCGCACGCAGGCAATGGCGTCGCGGGCTGCAGCGCTGTTCAGCCCCAGCGCGATGCCGGTGGACGGGCGGGCGCGGATCACGCGGCCGAGCTCAGGAGCCAGCCGCACCGTGTCGAGGGCCGTCGCACGAGCGAAGCCGTTGGCCTGGCGGCGGGTCGGGTGATAGGTCGCGAGCACGATCAGCGCCCCTTCTTGGAAATGATTGGCCACACCTGGACGAGGCGGCGATCGCCGCTGTCGACCGAGCGACGCACGAGGCCCATGCCGGAAAGCCGGTCGATCGCCCGCGTCAGAACCGGCTTGCTGAGACCCAGCGCGCCCGCGAGGCCGCCGGTCGACAGGCCCGGATTGACCCGCACCGTCAGCAGGATGGCCACCTGCCGGCAGGTCAGGATGTCGTTGTGTCCCCACACCATGAACGGCTGGGCCTCGGGCGGGATGGTGACCTGCGCGACCTGATCGGCGGCCGGCTGCGTGTAAGTCGCCGGGCCGCGACGAACCTTGCGATTGGACATCATCAATCCTCCATGAATACCAGCCGATCAGCCGGCTGGCGAAGCGAAGGTTGCCAATATGCCAACGCAGGGTCAACCCCGGATCAGCGTATTGAGCAAAATTTTCTGCGTGGATGGAACGGGACGGGGGTAGACGGTAGCGGGGGCGGCCGAAGCCGCCCCGTGCCTGTCAGGCGAACCGGTAGGTCACCTCGGCGACGGCGTTGTCCATCGCCATCTCGATGTGGTCGGCGGTGCTGAAGTCGCCCCAGGCCTCGAGCTGCGCGAAGTCGCGGGCGAAGGTGCGATCGGCCAGCAGGATCGCCGCGCGCCGTTCGGAGGGCTGCACGGCCCGGATGGCGGCGATCAGGGCGGGGGAGGGCTTCTGCTTGGTCATCGGGATATCTCCTCGTCTCGCCGGGCAAAGCGCCTCGGCTTCCAGTCTTATACGCACAGCGCGCACGCCCCGCAAGGGGTCAGTCGCGCGCCGGCGGCGGGTTTTCCTGCAGCAGGGCGTCGAGCTCGTCGTGCAGCTCGCCGGCGCGGGGGGCGATCCGCTCCAGCCAGACGGCCACGTCCTCGGGGATCCGGACAGCCCCGCGCGCCCACTGGCGCACGGTCCCCTCGGGCCGCAGGAGCTGGGCGGCGAGGCCGCGCTGAGACCAGCGCAGCGCAGCGAGACATTCGCGGAGACGGGTGGGGGTCATGCTGTGCGTGCCTTTTCGATGAGCGTGCCGTCGACCGAGTCAGACCAGTCGCGTAGGCCGAAGGTGATCGCGCGCTTCGCGTTGCAGGGGTGCAGCCCCAGGCGCTGCCGTGCCGCCCGCCAGGCCGCCGCCTCGAGCGCCGGGATGGCGAGCAGCTGCTCGGGCCGGCGAGCATAGATCCGAACCGTCTCGTCGATTGCGGTGCCGGCCAGATGGCCGGTCACCTCAACGTCGACCCAGTGATCGCGGGGAAGGGTAGAGGGCATCTCTCAGCCCTCCGCCTTCGCGGCCAGGAGCGCGCCGCGCTCCTCCTCCAGCTTCGCGATCCGCTCGCGGGCCCAGACCGGGGCGCGGCGCGTGTCGATGTCATCGCCGGCGTGGAGGTCCAGGCCGCGCTTCTCGCCGAAGTCGCGGATCAGGCGCGCCTTGCTCTGCTCGCTGCGCCCCGCATCCCACGCTGCCAGGGTTGCCTCGGCGCGAACCAGGTAGTCCTGGTAGCGCTTGATGTGGCGAGACAGCACAGCCCGGCGCGTCGCGTTCCTGTCGGCCGGGGCCGTCCGCTTCAGCTGGATCTGCTCGGCGGTCACCGGCACGACGCTGATGGCGCTGGGGGCGAAGCCGTAGTAGCGCGCGGCCTGCGCCAGGCCACGCTCGGCCAGCTCGCGGCTGGTGTGCCAGGAGATCGCGCGGTTCCCACACACAACGGCGTGCGTGTAGGCCATGCTGGTGCTGGTGCGGCTGACGAACTGGCCGCTCAGGAGCTGGGCGGTGAAGCGGGTCTTGGTCATCGGGGTCATCCTCGTCTGGGCGGGCCTGATTGCCTCGCCTGGGAAATCTTGTACGCGACCCGCGCATGCCCCTCAAGGGGAAATATGCGCGAGGCGCGAATATTTTCAGTCGGCCAGCAGGTGCGGCTTGATCGCGCCGAGGGCGGTCTGCAGGTCGTCGGCCTCGACCCACTTGTCGGCGTAGCGCTTGATCGAGGCGACGCTGCCGCCGTCGCCCGGCATGCCGGCGTAGGCGTAGGCCTTGCCGCCCACCACCAGCGCCCCGCCCAGGCCACGGCGCGTCGCCCGATCGACCAGGACGTACCGGCCGGGGGCCTTGCGGCCGTCGGCGTAGGTGTAGGTCGTCGCGACGAACGGCGCGACCAGCCGCTGCGCCGCCTGATCGGCTGCGCTCATCGCCTCGCGAGCGGCGGTCAGCTCACGGTGCGCGGCGTCGTAGGCCTCGCTGGAGCCGCGCCGGCGGTGGTAGGCGTCGTGCGCCTGGACCCAGGCCTCGGAAGCCCGGCAGAGGTGGTTGTGGGCGGCCCGGCGCTCGGCGGTCCAGGGCGCGTGCTCCGTGATGATCTTCATCGGGGTGATCCTCGTCTCGCGTGCCGGTTTCAGGCCATGCCCTGATCGGAGGGGGTGGTCACCTTGAGCAGGCGGAAGGTGCTGAACAGCGGGATGATCTTGCCGAACTGAGCGGCGAGGCCGGCGTCGGGCAGCACGTTGTTCCAAACGTGAGCGATCGCGGCTTCCTTCTCATCGTCCTGACTGGCCGCGTCGAAGACAACGCCGCCGAAGGTCAGCGTGGTGATCTTGTCGCAGCGCGGGTCGGCGGCGTCCACGTTGCGGAAGTCGACCGAGAAGGTGATGTGCTGGATCATCGGGGCAGTCCTCGAACCGGCGGGCCTCATTGCCTCGCCTGAAAGTCTTGTACGCGACACGCGCACACCCTGCAAGAGGGATGTGCGCGCCGTGCGGATTTTTCAGCCGTAGCGCTTGCCGAGCCGATCGGTGACGCGGTGCTCGAAGCCGCGCCCCTCCTGCCGCTGCCGCCGGTCCATCTCGGCCCGCGCGCCCTCCAGGGTCCGGTGCGTCGAGATGACGCCCCACCCGAGAGGCTCCGACGCCCGAGCGTTCTGCAGCCAGTTGCGGTTGAGCTCGACGCGGAAGCGGTGGGTCATGGGGGTCTCCTCCGGGGCAGGGGCGGTCAGGCGCCGACCAGGGCGGCGGGGTCGCGCGCCTCGCGGTAGACCGGCCAGTTGACGTAGTAGACGGGGCCGCCCTTCCGCATGAGGATCCCGATCTCGCCATGCGCGTCGAGAATGCTCTGGATGCGGCGCTGCTCGGCCAGCTGGGCCTCGGCGCGGGCCAAGGCCGGCAGCTCGGCGTTGCGCTTCTCGTCGCGGGCGTCGGCCAGGGTGAAGATGCGGGTCATCGGGGTCTCTCCTCGGGGCAGGGGGGACGGGGGCCGAAGCCCCCGCAGGTCTCGGGCGTCAGCTCAGGCCCATCATGTCTTCGCGGTCCATCTCGGCCTGATGCTCGGCGTTGTACTCGGCGGCCCGCAGCCACGCGCTCTCGGCCCACTGCTCGGCCTCGGCCAGCGACTGCCAGCGGCGCCACAGCTCGATGTACATGCCCCGAATATCGGCCAGCAGATCATGCAGGTTGGTCCAGGTGTCGACGCAGCCCTGCATCTCCCCGTCCTCCTCGCTCGGCACGAACACCCAGGCCTCGTCGGCGATCACGCCGCCCCAGCCGTTGGTGATGACGACGTTGCGGCGCAGCTCGACCGTGCCGAAGAAGCAGCCCGGCAGCATGCTGTCCTCGCGCACCGCGTAAGCGGTGGGGGAAACCTTGCGGGCAGTGAAGCTGAAGGTCTTGGTCATCGGGGCAGTCCTCGAACCGGCGGGCACCAGCGCCTCGCCTGAAGATGCTTGTACGCGCGTCGCGCATACGACGCAAGGGGCACAAACGCGCCTCGCGCATATTTTTCTCAGGCCGCCCGAAATCGCCCCAGCGTTGACCAACTGGCTGCGAAACATCAAGGCCGGTGAGGAGGTCGGGGAACGCCTCATGGTCAGAAAACCGCAGAAAACCGCCACTTTGCGGAGGATCTCAACGCCTCATGCGGCTCAAAGGGGGAAACAGAAAGAGACACCCAGAAACAGGGGAAAAGAAAACATCAAGAAAACTAAGACATACCCACTGGGATTTCCTTAATAGTAAGAATATATATATATATATAATTGAGTTTTTAGATATATAAAATAGGGTAGCAAAATCAAAGGCTTAGACCCCGTCTGGGGCTCAACTGCCCGTCAAACCCCTCTGAGGCGGTGTTTTTCTCGTCTTGGCAGGCATTCGCCCTTGAACCCAACCCCGCAGAAAGCCTACCTTCCAGGCCGAACCCACCGATGTCAGCGCCAAGAGCCATGACCGCCCGTAAGACCACCGCCTCCACCGAGCCCACCCCGAACGCCGATCGCCCGAACCGCGCCACGAAGCCCGTCAAAGCCGCCAAGCCCGCGAAGAAGCCCAAGCCCTTCGAGCCGACGCCGCACTGGACCCAACTGCGTAGCCAAGAAAACCCCGACGCGAAGCCCGCCAAGCGCCCCGCGACCGAGATCATCTTCGAGCTGAAAGCACGCGCCGGACGAGGCATCGAGCACATCCCGACCGACGAAACGCGCGAAATGGTCGTCCACCTCGCCTTCGCCGGGATCCCGCAAGAACGCATCGCCGCCTGCCTCTCGATCAGCCACGACACGCTCTCGCGCCACTACGCCCACGAGCTGGGCCCCGCCGTCGACAACCTCCTCGCCGAGTGCGTCAACGCCGGCCTCACGCAGCGGGCCCGCATGGGCGACGTCACCGCCGCCATCTGGCTGACCAAGTCCCGACTGCGCTGGTCGGAAAAGCAGGACATCACGATCTCCGGCGGCGATAAGCCCCTCGAGGTCTCCGTCCAGACCCAGCTCGTCGAGAAGCTCGTCACCGCGATCGAGGGCCGCCGGACCAAGCGCCCCGACGCCTAAGCCGTGGGCGCCCTGCTCACCCCACAGGAGCTCGAGCTCGTCGCCAAGCTCCCCAACGACGTCGCCCGAGGCCTCCTCTGGCACGCCGACTGGATGGAGAAGGCCCTCGACCACCAGCTGCCCCCGACCGGCGACTGGTGGACGATCTGGCTGCTCTGCGCCGGGCGCGGGGCGGGAAAAACTCGCTCCGCCGCCGAAACACTCGGCTGGTGGGCATGGTCGCAGCCCGGCACCAGGTGGCTCGTCTCCGCCCCGACCTACGGCGATCTCATCGGCACCTGCTTCGAGGGCGAGTCCGGCCTCCTGAACGTCATCCCGCACGAGCTGATCGAACCCACCTCCAGCGGCGCTCTCTACAGCAAAACCGACGTAGAGCTGCGCCTGCGTAACGGATCCCTGATCAAGGGCATCTCGGCCGAGAACCCCGAGCGCATGCGCGGCCCGCAGTTCCACGGCGGCTGGCTCGACGAGCTCGCAGCCTGGCAGCGGGCCGAGGAGGCCTTCGACATGCTGATGTTCGGCATGCGCCTCGGCGATCGACCGCGCCTCATCCTGTCCACCACGCCCAAGCCGAAGCCGATCATCACCCGGCTGCTCAAGCGCGAGGGCAAGGACGTCGCCATCTCCCGCGCCTCGACCTACGCCAACCTGGCGAACCTGGCGCCGACCTTCCGCGAGCAGATCCTCCAATACGAGGGCACCGCCCTCGGCCGCCAGGAGATCCACGCCGAGGTGCTCGACCCCGAGGACCAGGGCGTCATCAAGCGCTCCTGGCTGCGCCTCTGGCCCGCCGGTAAGCCCCTCCCCGCCTTCGACCTGATCGTGCTGTCGCTCGACACCGCCTTTACCGAGGAGACCCGCAACAGCCGCACGGGCGACCCCGACCCCACCGGCTGCAGCGTCTGGGGCCTGTTCCGCGAGGACGGCCAGGACGGTGTGCTCCTGCTCGACTGCTGGCAGGAACGCCTCGGCATGCCCGACCTGATCGAGCGCACCAAGCGCGAGATGGCGGTGCAGTACGGCGACCACGACAAGCCCCTCATCAAGCCGATCTACGGCGCGCCCCTGCTCGGCACCTCCGGCCGCAAGCCCGACCTGTGCGTCATCGAGGACAAGGGCAGCGGCATCAGCCTGCGCCAGATGCTGGCCCGCGAGGGCCTGCAGTCGGTGGCCTACAACCCCGGCCGCGCCGGCAAGCTCCAGCGCCTGCACATGGTCAGCCACCTGTTCGCCAA